ATGGCTATTAGATAGCCTGTGAGTTACAATATATATATTATGGATAGTAAGTATAGGTAAGAGAAGATATGAGCTCTAATGCACCAATATGGAGCAAATAAGACTATTATAGGAGTACTACACTGTCTTATGATACACAGAGCTCACTTATCTTGAATGAAGCCAGATTACTCTGACTCCAAACTACCCTTCATTTCCTGTTCAAGTTCGGCCTTGATAGCATTCAGCTCACTAACTATCTGACCATTGCACATTGCTAATACTTCATGATCACCACGCAAAGTAGCTAACTCTCTTATCATCTTAAGATTAGCTATGAACTCACGTCTTATATCATTCTTAGCATTAACTCTAGTACCAAGGACGTAGGTAGATCTCATAGGTGCAGCAATAGTTTCAAGGGCAAACTTATTACATATACGTTCGAACAATTTCTTCATTTCATCTCCTATTGATTAATATTATCAATTAAATACAACACTAACTCAAATCAAAAATAACGTATTTCGAATTTCGAAATCCCCCCGATAGGGGGGTGCCTTCATATAAAAGGACACACATCAAAATGCTACAATTTTTAAAACCTCTTGCTTTGAACCAGTTCAGTTAATATAACTTTAACTATGAAAAGGAGATATAATGTCTAAGCGAATATACCATCTAACCATTGAATATGATAATGATACTGACGAGGTTGAATATCTAGTAGAGACCGTAGAAGAGCTTGAAGATGATGAGATACGGCTAATAGAGATAGGCTCTGTAGATATCAGTAAATACTTCAGTAAAGAAGTATTAAAAGAGTTAGCTCTTTGCTATGAAATGGGAGAAGCTTGAATATGTATAGATATATCTATAGTATATAATATAACTTCTTTCTAACCCTTAAAGGGTTAGAATATAGAGAATGATATTATATTATATATTATATATTATATCTAGATATATATATTATATATCGCGCGTACGAGAAAATGAATGTTAACAGGAAACTTAGTTTATTAATTATGTTATGGGTTTTAGATAAAATTACAATGATAATATTGTTCTGGATCTTTAGGTAATGCAGCATGACCTGGGAAGAGATGTATAATAACGCTCTAGAAACAATAGATATCTTAAACAAGGAGGTAGAAACTCTAAGGGCTATTGTCAGAGTACAATTGCCTATTATAGAAGGGAAGGACGATGAGGACATACAAAGTATCTAATACGTTTCATAAGGTTTACGACGACAAGGATGAGCTTCCCGAAGGTTTGGTTATTCGTGACAACTGGAAGGAAGCTCAAATCGGTGACTGGGTGGAAGCTGATGATGGATGCTTTATACAGATCCTAAGGAAGGGTAAGATGGTTGCTACCTGGGGAAAGAATAGAACCAGGCATTATGTGGGTACTTGTACAGGAACTTTTATGTGTACTAAGAATGTAAAGATGGATACTTCTAAGAGAGAGAATGTATGGAGTATATCTGGAAAGGATACAGAGAGAGTGATCTTTGATAGGAAGAATATGACTAAGAAGGAACTTGTGTTTGTTCAGTTCATTACAAGTGGGGTATCTCTTCAACAGGCATACTTAAATGCATTTGATACAAATAACCCTAGGTATGCACTAGAACAATCAGCTAAATTAATTAAAACAGAGAGGGTCCAGAAAGCTATGAAAGAAGAATTAAAGCCAGTATTAGAAGAATTAGGCATTGACGATAAGTCGGTCTTGGAAGGCATCAAGAAGGTTGCAGAGGGCAGTGAGAAAGATGAGACGAAACTAAAAGCATTATTTAAGTTATCTGACATCTTAGATCTCGAAGATAAGACCCAAACCAAAGTTACCCAGCTTAGTGGGGCTGTTTTCCAAGGGTTCGCAGACAATGTCTTAGATGAAGTACAACGTCCCAAAGAGATAGGAGAAAAGAATGGCTAAGAGATTAGACCTGTTTAAGCATGATAAGAAAGATAGACCTAAGGACTCTTACCATATCTGACCGTACGAAGGAACGCCACACCCAGTTGGGGAAAAGCATACAAAGGAAAAGAAGAAATGATTAAGCTTATTATATTCTCTGCATTACTCAATACAGGAGAGATTCATGCTACTCTTCCAGATGATACGAAAATAGAAGCTAGAAGGCGTGGTGGCAAGGGTGGAAAGAAGCGTAGACGTGGAGGAAATGGATTAAGATAAATGATTTACTTGTCAAGTACTATATAATTAATATATACTTAACGCTATGGCAAACGTTAATTTTCACAATGTAGGCAAAGAGGAGGAGGCGTTAAGGTTAGCATATACAGATCTTGTCGCTTTTGGCAAGCTATTCCTCCCCGATGACTTCACGCGATCCGAAACTCCCCCATTCCATTATGAGGTAACAGATGCAATCAATGATCCAGATGTAAGACAGCTGGCAATAGTATTACCTCGTGGTCATGGTAAGACAGTATTAACTAAGTGTAGTATTATGCATGACTTCTGTTTTACTAAAGAACCATTGTTCTATGGATGGGTAGCCGCCTCAAGTAAAATTAGTGTTCCCAATTTAGATTATATTAAATATCACTTAGAGTATAATGATAAAGTTCAATATTACTTTGGTGATTTAAAGGGAAGGAAATGGACAGAGGATGATATCGAACTTAAAAATGGCTGCAAACTTATCAGTAAATCTAATCTTTCAGGCATTCGGGGTGGTGCTAAGCTACATAAGAGATACGATCTTATTGTACTGGACGATTTTGAAGACGAGAATAATACCATTACCCCAGAGTCTCGTTCTAAAATTTCCAATCTTGTTACGGCTGTTGTGTTTCCTGCTCTTGAGCCCCATACTGGTCGTCTTAGGATCAATGGTACTCCTGTTCATTACGATGCCTTTATTACTAATATACTTAATGGAAGCATTAAGGCTAAAGCTCAGAAACAGGAATACAGCTGGAAAGTAATTACATATAAAGCAATACAGGAAGACGGAACTCCTTTATGGCCATCATGGTTTGGTCATGATGAGATGGTTAGGAAGAAAAAGTTTTATGCAGATTCAGGGCAACCACAAAAATTCTATCAAGAATATATGATGGAGGTCCAGAATGAAGAGGATGCAATATTTACTAGAGAACATATTAAATACTGGAATGGACAGTTTATTCATGATGAAGAATCTGGCATTAGCAGTATTGTAACTGAGGAGGGTGATGTCAAACCAGTCAATGTATTCGCGGGTGTGGATCCCGCTACGGACTCTCAGCGTAGGGATGCTGATTACAGTGTTATCATCTATATTGCTTGCGATGTGGACAATAATATTTATGTTCTCGAGTATCTTCGCAAGCGCTCTTTACCTGTGCTCGGTATTCCAGGCTCGGATAAAAAAGGTATTGTCGACTATATTTTCGACTATGGAAAAATATATCATCCCTTAAATCATACCATTGAAGATACAACAATGTCAAAACCAGTATTTCAGTCTATTAGGGCTGAAATGAGGAGGAGGAATGATTTTTCAATTGGCTTTCGCGAGGAGAAGCCAGGAACACGAATGAGTAAGAGAGATAGAATACAGGGCATTTTAGCCCAAAGATTTGCTGTAGGTCAAATGCATATAAAGAAAACGCATTACGATTTACAGAGAGAGATAATTACATTTGGACCGCGAATGGCTCATGATGATACTATTGACGCATTAGCATATGCATGTAAGTTTGCATATCCTTGCGATTTCAATCAAGGAAAAGATGGAGTATGGAAGAAGAAGAAGCCAGAAGCTAAGTCATGGGTAACAGCATGAAGGAGAGTTTTATGAATTGTGCTATGGAACTTACTACTTGGATTATTATTTTTAGGGACTAATAAATATGGCGATTATATTACCAATGAATGTCCTCAAGCAAGTTACGCCTGTCCAGACATATGTGATGTGGATCACAAACATTTACCATTAAAGGAGTGCAAAGATGCCAAAGAAAAAAAGAGCAGACGAAGTAAGAAGTCTCTACAAGCTAGCGAACAATTGGACCAGGAAACAGTGGGAGTTCATTAATCAGAAGGGATTTGATTTTGCTCATGATGAGCAGCTGACCCAAGAAGAAAGGGATTCCTTAGAAGAACAGGGGATGCCTACCTTTACTATTAATAGAATTTTACCTGTTGTAGAGATGCTGAATTTCTATGCAACTGCAAACAATCCTAGATGGCAAGCAATAGGGATAGAGGGGTCCGATGCAGATGTAGCAGCTGTCTTTGGAAGCTTGGCAGATTATATTTGGCATCTGTCTGATGGAAGCACACTGTATTCTAATGCTATAAATGATGCTATTTGTAAGAGTGTGGGATATATGCTTTTGACTGTCGATCCAGATCGTGATGATGGTATGGGTGAAGTCGTAATACAACAGCCAGAACCATTTGATATCTTTGTTGATCCTAAGTGTCGTGATATGTTGCTTAGAGATGCTGCATTTGTAATTATTCGAAAAGTATTGCCTAGAAATCATTTAATCAAATTATTTCCTGATCATAAAAGAAAAATTAATGCAGCTTCTTCAGATGAATCTAGAGAAAATAGTTGGAGTGTTAGATCTTCAGGTGATGCAGCTCAAGAACTGTTTGCATATAATGATGATGAAAATGCAAGTGAAGCTATAAATGCAGATGGATCAGAAGATACGATGATTGAATTCTTTGAGGTATATGAAAAGTTAAAAGTCCCTCATATGAATGTCTTTTATAGAATGCCTCCATCTCCAGAACAATTACAGCAGATGAAGCAGCAAGTTGAAGTTAAAATGAAAGAGCTGCAAGCTGAGATGGAAGTGCAACTACTAGAGCAGCAACAGCAAATGGAAGAGGCAGTTCAGATGGGAGAGATGCTTCCAGAAAGATATGAACTTGAAATGCAAAAAGCTCAGGAAATGATGACAGCTCAGTTACAGGGAGCTGAACAGCAATATATGAGTGAACTGCAAAATGAAGTATCTAAAATTGAAAATAAGGTTATTAGTGAAAAAGAGTTTAAAATTCTTATGACTGATGCGGATTTTGCAAAAAATGTTGTTGGGCAGATGAGATTTCATGCTCACAGGATTCAGCAAACCTGTGTTGCTGGTGATAAGCTTTTATATGAAGAGGTCTTGCCTGAAAATATCACAGACTATCCATTAGTGCCATTGCATTATAAGTGGACAGGTACTCCATTTCCAATGAGTGCTGTTTCTCCTTTAATTGGAAAGCAGAGAGAGATGAATAAGTCACACCAAATTATGGTGCATAATGCATCACTAGGGTCATCTTTGCGCTGGATGCATGAAGAAGGGTCTATAGACATGGACTACTGGGAAAAGTATTCATCTTCTCCTGGTGCCTTGTTGCCCATTAGACCTGGTGCTACTCCTCCTACCGCAGTGCCTCCAGCGCCTTTATCTAATGCATTTTTTACTATAGTTCAGGAAGGTAAAAATGATATGGAATATTTGGCAGGGATTTATTCTTCTATGCAGGGAGATACGCAACAACAGCATGAAACCTTTAGAGGTATGCTAGCATTAGATGAATATGGTACTAGAAGAATAAAACAATGGATGCAACATTCAATAGAACCAGCTTTAAGGCAATTAGGAAAGCTTGTTATGCAATTCTCTCAAGCCGTATATACAGCTAATAAGAGATTTAGAATTGTACAGCCATCTGCTATTCAGGAACAGAGAGAGCAGGAACTTAATATCCCTCTCTATAATGATATGGGAGAAGCAATAGGAAAATCTATGGATTATAAAGCTGCAAAGTTTGATGTTCATATTGTGGCTGGATCTACTCTTCCTGTTAATAGATGGGCGTACTTGGAAGAATTAAAACAATTAATGCAACTAGGAGTGGTGGATGATATAGCTGTTCTTGCAGAAACAGACCTTAGAAATAAGGAGGGTATAGCAAAGAGAAAATCTATGTATGCTCAGATGCAGGGACAACTAGAACAAATGGATGAGGAGATAAAAGATCAGGCTGGAACTATTGAAACATTAGAACGTCAATTGGTTCAGGCTGGTATAAAGACCAAAGTAATGCAAGGAACTATAGAGGTTGAGAAAAATAAGCAAGATGCTAATAGTTCTAGACAAGCTGCTCTTCTTGAAACTGAAGCTCAGCAGAAACTGTTGCGTAACGTAATGAAGAATGAAGCTGATGTCAAATCTCAGAAAATGGATATGGCAATACAGCAGGCAGCAAATAATGCTAAAAAAGATTAAAAAACTTCTTGCATTTATATTATATACTGTATATAAGTTTATAGATTCTTAAATAAGGAGAAAAACAATGGTAGAAGAAACAACCCAAGGTAACCCAGAAACTCCACAAGATGCAGTTTTTGGCTCTAAAGGAGAAGATTTCTTTGAAGCGCTGGAAAATGATGTCAATGGCGCTATACAAGATGACATAGCAGTTCCCGAGGTAACCCCTCCTCAAGATAGTGGCCCCGATCAGGTAACCCACACCGTAAACGAGGAAGGCTCCAGAAATGTGGAACAAGTGGATTGGGAACAGAGATATAAGGATTCAACTAGAGAAGCTCAAAGATTACATGGTGAGATGTCTGATTTGAAGCCCTTTATCCCAGTTCTTGATGCAATGAAGAATGACAGTGGACTTGTAGATCATGTCCGTACGTATTTAACTAATGGTGGTAAACCTTCAGCAACTATCCAGGACCAACTTGGATTAGATAAAGACTTTGTCTTTGATGCTGGTGAAGCCATGTCTGATGGTGCTTCAGATTCTGCTAAATTGATGAATGCTCATGTGGACCGAATGGTTCAAGCAAGAGTAGGTCAGATGATTGGTGCTGAAAAGGAACGTGCAGCTAAAACCCAATCCGAGATTACTCGGAAGCAGGAAGAAGTTGCATTTCGTGATAAGCATGGTATGACCGATCAAGAGTATGAAGGATTTGTATCAGCAGCTAAAGAACATGTGCTTACCTTAGAAGATATACATTATCTTTTAAATAAGGATAAAACAGCTACCAATACAGCAAATTCTACTAAAAAGGAAATGCTGAGTCAAATGAAAAATGTGCGGAATATCCCTACTAGTCTAAGTGGAGCAAACTCGCAAGGCTCTAAAGAGCAAAGCATGGAAGATAATATCTTCGATTCTTTGAAGGGCGTTGACGGTGATTTAGATAACCTGTTCGGATAGGCACAACAAAAAGCTTAAACAGCTTTTGCCTGTCTTTGAACGTAATTAGGAGATAGACAAATGGCTGACGTATTATACGGTGGCAATGCCTACGGTAGTTATGGTAGTATTGGCGCCTTTAGTGATACAGACAGTCCTGG